AATAGATAGAACCACTATCATAATAGCCCCAGGGTTTCGTTTTTTGATTATATCATGTAATTCATCAACGAGAGGGAAAGGAGAGAAGTCATACTGGAAGTTTCCAAAAATCTGATTCCCATCCTCAATGTAAACTGCACTGAAAAAATAAGTTCTTTTTTTTTCTTTGCCACTGTCGTCGCAAATGTTAATTTCGTTGTTTGTCATCGTTGTTTGTGTTGAATTATCTTTTTCTCTTATAATTAGGTACCGACTTCTGAATTAGATCTGCATCTGCTTTTGGCAACCAGCAATAGTTGCCATTTGGCCACTTCCTGAAAATCTGAATGTAGGCCTCTGATTTCAATCCTGCATAATATTCTTCAGTAAGCGCAACAGCTGAAAAATCAATGAGGCCTGCATATTTTCCACTCATCACTTTGTTTTTCCATTTTTCAACATCCTGAATACTCCAGGCTTTTAGTTTGTCTTGCTGGTTCATGTTCTTGAACCTAGTTAGCGCAACATATTTACTTGTAATCTTGCTCATTGCTTCCTATTTTTTCAAGTCGCTACGCAAATAAATAGAACCGCCTATTTCATCTATTCCTGAAAATTCTCGTTTTGTTAGTTTTAAAATTTCATTAATCATTATCATTATTTTGAATTTAAAATTATATCGTTGATTCGTTTGTCAAAAAATTGTACGGTATCTGTACCATATTTTTTTCGTAGATTTTGCGTCAGCTCGTGGTATAGCGTTCTTTTATCTACTTTGCTGCCTGGCAGCAAAGCTTTTGAGTACTTGCTCACGGCTGCTCTCATTGCTTTGCGTCGGCGATCCTTGTATTGAGTTCGTTGATGATCTTTGAGCAGTTGTTCTGTGAAAACAAATGAACCTTTCTCGTTCCTCATGTTGAAATAATAATCAGGCAATCTAGCAAATCGGTAGGGTTTGTAGTTGAACCATTTTGCCGCCAGATATATCCGCTTCATCAAAATGCCTTTCACGGCATTGTACTGCTTTGGCGTTGCTCCCCATGCAATGTATTCGGCTAGGCCTCTGATTCCTGCCTTTTTTTGTTCATCTGACAGCCAATCATATTTTTGATTGAAAATCAGTTCCTCAGCGTAAGAGAAACAGATTGTTGCAATCAATTTCACGCTTTTGGCATCTTTTTCCGACAAATGAGCAAGTACTTCCTCAACCGTTTCGGGCATTAACGCTGGGGGGGCGGCCGCAACAGGGGGGGCTGTAACTTGTTTCGCTTCCCCTACTGGATTTATCTTGCTTGGTTGGTAACCAGTTTCATTTGTAACTTGAATATTATTTGTCGAAGAAATTGTATTCCCAGTAGACTGAGAAAAGTTATCCACATTTTCATCAATTTCTTCTCCTTTCCTATTCTTTTCTTTATTAGTATCTTGAACAGGGTACAACCCTGTCTCTCTATGGGGCAAAGTTTGCCTATTAGATGTAAAAAAAAGGTGGTTCAAATTTGCCGAAAACGGATGTCCTTTCACGCGATTCTTCGCATCAGAGAAATACAGCACTAAAGGGTTGATCCACAGCTCGTAAGGCGCACTTGAGCCATGCCAACATTTATAAACGACCAGCCCTGCTTTCTCCATACGTTTACGGGCGTTCTTTATCGTTGTCCTGCAAACGCCAAATTCTTTGGCTAATGCACCGTTACTAGTTCGTAACGTGGGTAATTCACCCCTTTTAAGGTTGAACATGGTCGTCTTCTTATTCGACTCGAAATTTGACCAAAACAACCTTATCATGTGCATCGTTAGATCACGCTGAAAAGCCCTTATTTGGTTTTTAAGTGGCCTGCCTTTATTGTACTCTGCACACCACGCATCCAATAATTTTTTGCTCCTGTCTAGCCGTATCTCAAGCTTAAGGTCTGTCAATAAATTAGTAGAATTCTGAATCATCATTTTTGTTTTAAGAGTGGGTGGCCAGTATGCTAGAATAACAGTAGGCCACCCATCTTGCTAGGTTATCTTTAATGTGGATCAATGATTGAGAAACAATAGATGTGAATCTTGGCTACTGGATTTTGACGATCGTCGAAATGTTTGTACATTTGATTACACATTTTTATTTCAACGGGAATAGCCACTGGCTGTTTCCGTTTTTTTATTCATTAACCTCATCGTAAGCATATCAAAGCTTTTTAAATTTTACAATACAATATAGTGTGAACAGTTTAGTGTTCACGGTATGTATCGTTGCTCTGTAAATGCTCTTTTGTGCAGGATATGGATTCGAACCAAACGATAAGCACCAACTGCCTATCCTGCAATTTCCTACAGATAGAGGATAACTAACTGTAGGACACTGATACCAAGTGAGATTATTCTACTTTTAGAAGCTTGCTCACAAACAGCGATTTTTTTAAGGGATAGTCGGGTTGATGTCCCGAGATGTTGCTTTGAAACACCACCATCAACCTACACTATCCCTATGTTTTTACAACCTATCCTCGTTAGAGGACATATAGGTTGCATAAATTTTGAAATTATTTTGTTTTTCGGGTTAAAAGCTGTGCTGCACCTTTAAAAATACAGCACAGAACCTTTAACAAAAATTATAATCCCATGGATCAGCGTCAGGTGTCGCTCCTGCTGGGCATCTTTTGCCACGCTGATGATTAAACTCTACACGCTCTATATCTTGCTATAAATAATTAACTTTTGCTTCTGCTATCTTACTCGCAAGTGATTGAATATCAGTACGCCAATACATTCTTGGCTTACCCTCTTTAAACTTAGTTATCAATCCTTTTTTAATGTACTTACTAATGATTCTCACGTGATAACCACTCTCATTTATTCTTATGCCTAATAAAAGTGCCACCTCGCGGTCGTTTATCCAAGGACTGACTACCCCTTTGCGTTCGATCGCTTGAGCTAGCTGAGCGACAGCTTTCGACATAGCGTTCATTTGTTCCATGTAGGGCTGCATGAAGGCTGCCATAGCTGCTAAATCCACCGACTGTTCTATATTCTTCATATCTGCGCTCATGATTTTGCTTTTAAATAGCGAGCCAGCCAAGACTGACTCGCGTTAAATAAACACCTAAAACCCTATCTTACTTTGGCGAATGAGACGGTGCAACCGTCGCCTTTAGCAAACGCCATTAGTTCTTTTCCTGTGAGGTTTTTAAGCCCCAATCCATAAGTTTTAATCAATGACGTAGTTGAAACACCAATGAACTCTCCTAGTTTCTCTAACTCTACAGCATTGAAGTCCTTTGTGCCATTTTGCAAAGCCGTCCATTTGTAATTGGACGCTCCTATGAATATTCGTAGATTTTCAAAATCCTCGGCACTTAGCTTGCGCTTAGTATTGACCCAAAATTTATCTGCTCGGTTATTATCTTCCATTTTTTTATAATTATGCAGGGTATAGCCGTGTAAAGACATACCTTTATCATTCAAAAAAGACTTGCTTTATTGGTAAAGTTTTTTAAATTTGCATTAGTTGCAAACTAAAGCCGTTTAAATAATTACGACAATGCAATTTTACGTACAAATTATTACAAAAACAAATTTTATCGTAATTATTTGAAGATTTTTTTTAAATGAAAACAACTTTCGGCAATAGGGTAGGGGAAGTTCTTAAAGCCAAAGCGCTGAAAAAGAGCGTGTTTTGTAAGATGACAGGGTTTAGTCATGTTACGTTATCCAATATCATAAATAATAAAACATTATTACCGAGTATCAGTATTTTGAACACAATTAGTGAACATTTCCCCGAAGTGGATATGAATTGGTTGGTGACGGGGAAAGGAAAAATGTATAGATCGACGGCTGCGGTATTGGGAGAAATAGGAGAAGATGACAAAAGCAAATTCAACCCTGAGACAAAGGAAGCAATGAAGATGTTAATAAATACACAGCAGAAACTTATGCTTATGATGGAGAAAGATATTGAGAGAATGCAGAAGGAGAAATAATGATTATTAGTCAACAAAATGTCTATTATTATTACCTTGTCTTCTTATTGTTTTCTACATTCATTATCTTCTTCAGAAAAGGAAATCGAACAAATAAAGTCGTTCGGACAACACCTATTATATTACGCCCTGTAATACTGCTTATGTTTTCAAGATTAGAAAACAGCTCTACAATACTTATATACAAGGCCACCACAGCCACTAAGTAATTACTTTCAAAAAATGTGGTTTCCACGACCATTACTAAAACAATAGCAAGGCTGTATAGCAATACCTTCCCAACAGTTCTACGTAATCCCTTACTGGTTATTTTTTCTTTTCTATTGATGGCAGCCCATACGCCAGTTACCCAGTCGCATAGGACAAGTAAAACCCCTATGGCTAAAAAATGCGCAATAGGTAGCAGGTGCAGCGCGACAAAAGCACCCGATAAAGAAAAGAAAGCCTTAAGTCCGTGCGCTTTGCTTAAAGCAATAATAAAATCTTGAAAATTCATCATGTGCCGTCCAAGTTGTTTAGTGACGGTATTGTTTTTGCCTATCATGCCCCTGATTTAAATTATTGAATAGTACATGTTCACAGGGATGAAGCTCTCGATAGTAAATATAAATGAGAACGGTATGATAATAAAGGACATCAGTGTGAAGTGTTAAAAAAACGGTAATATTTGGTTTTTATATTAATGTTTTTTAATATGTGCTTGATTTATATATAAAGTTATTTCCTATGAGAAAACAAGCACTAATGCTACGAGTAGCCTACTTGCAGCGGGTGCTCCGAGATGCTCATTGTTTTGAACATCGCTTAATTTTTCTCACCCAATTGTACGTATCTATGAAAGAATTACATGATTGTTTCGGAGATAACCTTATTGAAAAAATGGATGATCTTTTACAGCCTGAGCAGACTCAACATTTGAATTGCGCAGGTAACTCTCAAAGCTCTTTAACGATCGCCAACCACCAAGATCAGCTATTAGTTGATGACTAAGTCCTTTGAGACTTAGATTGGTTGCTGCGCTCCTTCTGGCTGTGTGTGTTGTAACGAAATTCCATTTAGGCGCAACTTTGCCGTCTTGGCTAACTTCCTGATGGATACCAGCTAAGGCGGCAATTGTTTTTAATTTCCTGTTGGCTTCCTGGTTGGTATCTCCTGATAGGTTGAAGCTTCTACGCTCTAGTATTTCCCAAGCGATTGGTTTAACAGGGATGACGCTCTTCTCTCCTGTTTTTCCTGCAATATTCTGATAGTATCTTTGTCCTTCTATTTCAAAGAAGTGGTCACGTCTGATCTTTACGCTGTCACCATACCTCAAAATAAAGTAGTAGCTTATAAGGAAGCGGTCACGTTCACGTTCTAGGCTGGTGTTGTGGCTCAAGCTAACGTCTCCTATTTGATCTATTTCATCCTGTGTTAGGTAAATCTTCTCTGTGCGTGTAGCATGGCGTTTAAAATCTCTATGCTCATGTATTTTGCAATCATGAAGCCCTCGAACTTTAGCGACACTCATTGCGGCCTTCACCATTTTGATGTGTTTAGAGAATCCTCCGTTTAGTTTGCTACCATTTGAGAGCATAAAAACCTTGAAATTTTCATAAAAGGCCATGTTTATTTCTTCGAACGCAATATCTGTTCGGCCTTCACTTTTCATCCATGCATAAAAACGCCTGCGAAATGATTGGTAATTCTTAACGGTACCAGCCTTAAACTCTGTGATGCCGTTACCCATATCTTCGACATAGCTATCTAGGAAAGCTACAAAGCTACCTGATGCCTTTTTGTGCATTCCATTTATTGTTCCACCAGTTATCAGGAATTCAAGGGCGTGGTTTACTTCTTGCTGAATCTTAGCATTGTAAACAGATGAAAGGGGGTGGCTTTTTTTGACTAACCCTGCTTTAGCATCCCAATCTTTAGGGTGTATTTTTATTTCTAGGGATGTGTACTTTCGTGTTCCGTTGTGACGAATGTATAATTTTACATCACAAGTACCATCAGCCTGTGGCTCATAAGTCCAGAGTTTAGCTTTTACCGTCATTTCTTAACCGTTGTGTTTTGTTTCTCAACAAATGCTAAACCAATGTACTACACTTTTGTACAAAAACCTACTTTTAAGTACTATTTAATTATGATTTCATCTAATACACTAACGCTTGTGTATCAATAAGAAAAGCCCTGACTATTGATAGTCAAGGCTTTACAGAATTTCCGTTTTAAAACGGTAGTGATCCCGACAGGATTATCATATATATCACATAAAGCTGATTATCAATTAATTAAATTTAATTTTAAAAAAAACTTAACAATTACTTAACCGATTTTTCCTGAAGCACGGTCAATTTTCACTAATCGTTTTTGCATATTCACTAAAGTATCGTCGCTAATGTACGCATCAATTCCGTTTTCTTGTATGTTTTCCAAAACATTTTTTAATTCAAAAAAAACGGCAACCATCTCAGGAGGGAATGAAACTTGTGATACTGATGAAGACTGAGGTGTAGTTGCATTGACTTCTGTAGTGTCTGTGAAGCCACCTTCTGCAAATTGAGGTACTGATGTAGTACTGCCAAATTTTCTAATATTTTCTATTGCCCTTACATGATCGACTACATAGGGATTTTGCAAGTCGGAATGGCTTACAAAGTACTCTGCTCCTCGTTCGCTGGCTAGCACCAAGGATGGAGAAGATGGAAGCATTCCTGTATTTCTGCGACCTAAATAATTAGCGTAATATGTTTTACCATCTTGCTGGCCTTGTACGTTAAATGGACCACCTGTATAACGTTGTGGCACCTCTGGAGTAGCTGCGAGCAGTTTTCTAGCCTTTGCCATATTTCCTAATACTGTCGCGACGGCTGATGCTATTGCTAAAAGGTTACCAGGGAAAGGTAACTTGGCGGCACTCGCAGTAGCTGCTGACAAAGCTTTTGCGCTATTAACACCTATTTCTATAAGGGCTAAAACTTTACCAAGCTCTGCCTGCTTTTTTGCTTCAGTACCTGCCAGTTGTGTTGCGGCAGTTACTACTTCAGACAGCGCACCAAATGCCTGACCTATCCCTTCTAGTTGTTTTTTAGTTGCTTCTTCTGCATCTTTTATTTCCTTATCCTGAAGGTCTTTTATTAATGCATCTTTTTGTCGGGTGTATGAAATTTTGATATCAAGGGTATCAATTTCAAACTCTTCTGCCTTTAAGAGCAACTCATTATAATGCTCTTCTAATAACTGAATGGCTGTTTGTTCCTCCTGCTCAACAGCTAATGCTGCAAATTCATTTAATTCTGTTATTAAATTAGCCCTTCTTTCTGCTACTTCTTTACGTTTAGTTTCAGCAGCTTGGTATTCTTCCTCAATCCTAGCTTCCTCTTTTGCAATGGATTCATTAGACAACTGAATAAATAGATCATTTAACTCCTGATCTCTTACTTTTTCAAGTTCTATTCTCAGGGCGGTGGCTTCTTTTACGCCTTTGGTTTCTAGTGCCTTGGCTAGGTCAATTTCTTTTTGATATTGTAACCTTATCCGTTCTCGTTTTTGATCTGTTTCTGATAGCTCACTTATTCGCTGCTCTTCGTGATAACCATCAAGGACATTAGCTAAATTTTCAAGATGCTTTTTTTGCTGTTCCAGTTCTCTAGCTGCTTCTTTTTCTCTTCTTTTTTCTCGACTTACTTGTAGTTTTTTATCTTTTTCTAACTCTAAGGCTTCCTCAATAGTAACTTCTTTTTCAGCCTGAATACGTAATTGTTCTTCATTTAAATCTGTGTCTGTAATAGAAGTTACTCCTTGAAGACGTTCAAGCTCTAACCTGGCCCCCTCAATAGACCTGGTAATGTCTCCATATTCTTGGGTGAATTTTCTTAATTGGTCAGGCGATAGATCAGAACTGAAAATTCCTTTGTTTGTTTCACCTGTTTCAATTACATCTTTCCATATTTTTGCACGTAATTCTAACCCTTCAATTACATCATTAAGCTCCGTTATTGACTCTTTATTAACGAACTCTAGACGTTTTCGTTCTGCCTCTAAGAATTCCCTTGAGGCTGATGCATTTATTTTTAATGCATTTCCGTACTTATCAATTTCAGAAACAGCCGTTGGTGTTATTTTACCTACTTTTATAATAATTGCCGCCAGTTCTGTTTGTTCATCTTTACTTAGTTCTGATTTATTTGTAAGTTCATCATATCTATCTAATAAAGGAACTAGGTTTTTTTCTAGATTAGAAACCACTTTGCTTTGTTCATCTACTGCACTTGTCACGGCAGCTACAGGGTCTGCTAAATTTTCCATAAAGGAAGTAACATCTTCTATACCACCAGCGAGTATTTCAGCTACATCTACTAACCTATTAAATACAGGTATTAAGGCATTGGCCAAACTTTCAACTGTCGTTTCAATACGTGCGTTAAGTTCTGCCTGTCGCCTAATTAGCGTGTCACTATTATTTGCAAATGCAGCCTGTGCATCCGTACTCTTTTCAGTAATCAATTCAAGCGTTGCAGCAGCTTTTGCCTGTTGTAGCATTGTACCAGTAAGCTTGTGCAAGCCTTTTTCCTGCAATCGAGTTTTTATATCGGCCTCCTGAATGGATATGCCTAGCGTCTTCAATTGCTCACGCTCTCCTAGTATTGCTTTACCTAGTATGTCTGTAACTTCCTGTGCGGTCTTTTGCCCACCAGTCCACTCTGATAATGCACCCGACAAATCAACTAAGGTCGTACTTATACTTGCTGCTTCTTGCCTTTGAAAACCCATAGGGATAAGCAAATCACCTATGGCGGCCGAGGCATCTGTATATTGGCTTATGGTTAAGCCCATGGCGGCAGCGTTGTTTTCAGCTTCTCTAGTTACCTGCGGTAAGGCTGTGCCGAATACAGTTTGTGCTTTCTTGGTCAATAGTTCCATTTCTGCACCTAGTCTAAACAGTTCTTTTCCGTACCCAACTAATTCAGTTACGGCAAATGCACCTGCTGCAATGCCTACATACTTGCCAATGCCAACTTTCATTTTGTCATAGGTAGATTCTACTCCACGAAGCCGTTTATTATGCTTTTTTATTACCTTATTTAAAGGGTCTAATTTCTTAAGGGTCTTATTATACTCATCTGACCCCTCAATCATGTGATTAAGTTGTGAGACTATTTTTCTTTTTGATTTATAGATATTATATAAAGTTGATTCAACTTGCTTACCATCTATAAATACCGATACCTGCCTTCTAGTAGCCATTTTACAACTTAATTCGTTCATCAATAATACCTGGAATCAAAAACCTTAGTTCATCAGCAATCTCTCGTGAGTAGAATTCTGATAATGAATCTGCCAAGTCTTCAATTGCTGGTTTTAATACAGGGGCTAACCATGGACGAGCAGCAGCCTTTGCAGCAGCACTATTAACAGGCCTACCTTTACCCACTCCTCTTTCTATGAAAATACCATGCCTCGGAAATGAAAATCCAAGCCTGTCAAGATCACCTCTTACTTTGTTTAATTTGTAACTAACACTTCTTGTAAGCGGTTTTGCTGCACCCTTTTCTTTAATGTCGCCTATAACCTTACTTTTTTGATTCAGATCTAAACTGGCCAATTTGAAAAGCAATTGCTTTTTGGTTGCGATAAGCCAAGCTCTTCCTACTACTAATAATCTCTCTTGATCGATCTCCCTTTTAGTGGTCTTTATATAGACTTTTTGTTGTGCCATTTACGAAAGGTAGGCGTAAAGTGGGGTTGAACGAAGGACAGTAATGGTGTCCTTTATTACATATTGTATTTTTTGTTAATTTGTAATAAAAAATGAAGCCACCATTCAGTTATTACGGGGGCAAGCAGAAACTAGCAAAGCGCATTATATCTCTGTTTCCTAAACACACACTTTATGCTGAACCTTTTGTAGGAGGAGGAGCAATTCTTTGGAATAAAGAAAAATCAGAAGTAGAAGTTATTAATGATACCAATAGGGAGTTGATCAACTTCTACAGAATGGTACAACAGGAGTTTCCTTCACTAGAAAAGGAGATCGCCATTTCATTACACAGTAGAGACCTGTACAGAAAGGCAAGTGTTATTTACAATAACCCTGATATGTTTCCTGAAATCAAACGCGCATGGGCTGTATGGTTACTGGCCAATGAAGGATTTGCAAGTAAAATAGATGGTAGTTGGGGCTATGATATTAAGAAAAACCAAACCTCTAAAAAGATAAGAAATAGACGTGATAGTTTCACATTTGATTATGCAATCAGGATTCAGGATGTACAGATAGAATGTACTGATGCGCTTAGGATAATAAGATCGCGCGATTTTGAAGAGGCTTTCTTCTATTGTGATCCTCCTTATTATAATTCAAATTGTGGACATTACGATGGCTATACAATTGAGGATTTTGATATGCTGCTTAAAGCACTTAGTGAGATAGAAGGTAAATTCCTATTAAGCTCATACCCTAGCGACATCCTAAAGGAGTACACTAAAAAACATGGATGGTATACGATTGAGATTGAACAAAAAGTAACGGTGGCCAGAAAAAAGGCTTATCAAAAAAAGAAGGTAGAGGTCTTGACTTCTAATTATAATAATACTTTGTAGTTATTATTATTTCTATTTCTTGATTTTTTACGTTCTTCTAATTTTTCTAATGAATCAATATCTCCGTTTTGTGCATTTTCAAATAATCGTAAATCAATAACATATTGTGACCTATGTAGCCCTTTGTTATAAAGGCTTTTAAAATCATTCGATAATATATCCGATTCTTCCCACCCTAAAACATCTGCACACATTTTTGTTGAATATTCTAATGCGCCTAAATTAATAATTATTTCTTTTTCTTCCTCTTTTATAATTCTGACCATCCTTGAATTGTGTTTTTATTATTAATAAATAAATTCAAATTTTTATTAACAATTTTAGACTCTTCAATAAATCCATTATCTTGATTTTTAAAGATAAACTGAACAAATTCTTTGTAAAATATATAAATACTTTCGTCTTCATCAATCTCAAAATTTTCACAAGTTTTATTCGCGTTTAAATTCATGCTTGTTCTTACAGAAACTTTATATTTTTCATTTGAAATCAGAACAAATTTAGCATGAATTTCAGATGTCCTAATGTTTTCAATTCCAAATAGTTCTTCTATTGATAATGCGTATTTTTTCTGTCTTGATTTGTAACTGTGGTCAGTGATTAGTTTAAAAGAATTTATATAATCTTGGTCTTTTAGCCATTTTACATTATGTGCATCTTTTATTCCTGCACTCCATGTTACACATACTACATCAGCTGCGCCTGTTTTTTTTAAGATTCCATGTATTAAGTCAATGAGAGAAAACTCCCCCATTGTTAATCCTAATATCCTACAGTCTTTTTTAAAATCTCGTAAAACATATTTTACGTTTTTAGATTTAAAAATTCCTAAATCTGCTTTTTTGAATCGGAATGAAGTGGATTTTTGTTTCATAATTGAACAATACCTTTACGACCTGATTGGATTTGGATATAATCATTGCATTGCTCCTCTTCTCTTTCATCAACTTGTTCAGCTTCTTCTAATGCCTGTACATCTAAGAATGCTTTGTATAAAGGGTAGTCATCAATATTATCATTAAGGTAATCTGTAATAAAGGAGATGTATCTATTTGCATACTTATCTGCCTGCATTAACAGCAAACTGACAGCAGAAGATCCGCTTTCAGGTGGAAGTGATTGTTGGCTGGAGTCAATTGATCTTTGTACGTTTTGAATTACATTGCGTCCATCTATTAAAACCCATTGTCTTAAAACACCTTCATGTATAGCAAAATTACCGACTACTTTACGCAAGTATTTCAGCAATTTTTTTTGCGGATCGCTAAATGTGTTGACTAATATGGCTGCTTTAATATCATCATATTGCGCCTGACCAAGCACAGGCACTAGAGCAAATAGTTCTACGTCTTCTATAAGGCTTCTAATGATCTCAAATGTATAGCGACTAATATATTTGCTGTATGCATCACGCAGCTCGCTTGCATAGTTTATGATAAGGCTTCTAGACTTGTCTTTATGATCCCATGTTTGATAATTGTCTGCATTTTCATGTAGGAAACGCTGCATTAATTCTATCCCTTCATATCCATTATTGAGCATACTTTCTCTGTAGTTTGCTTCTTGGTATTTATAGGCACTTTTATATTCTTCTGTTTCTAACCTGAACAAGCCAGCTTCTCCAAACTGGATTGCACCAATGAAAGAATACTCGTACATAGTTAGCATCGCCAAAGGGCTACATACTTTTATAAGTAATTTTTCATCAGCACTCCCTGAAGAAATACTCCCTTCTGCTACTTTTGTGACTAGATCATCCCAAAGGGTTCTACCCAACCAAGGCATGATGTGGTTTTCTGCTGTCTTTTCTATCCAAGGAGACAGGCTTCGCATATCCATGCTCTTGTTAGTAGCACCACCTACATAGTTTTGAAAATCAGCTATATCAGTAAATAAAAAAGAGGCCATATTATTTAGGTTGAATAGTTGTATTGCTCTCCACCATGCCGCTCTCTTCGTTGTTGGTGGTAGTATGGTAAGTGTGGTCAATGAAGAAAGTAACGTCCCAATCAGGATCCGTCTGTGCATTGAATCGAGCTATCCAGTTCAATGGTTCTAATACGACTAATTGATCCATGGTGTTTAATGTGATACCAGTATTAAAGCTTTCACGCTGATCTGAGCCTGATCCTGCACCCATCTTTCCACCTTGTGGTGATAAGCCTACTTGACTAGGGTGTAAACCTAATCCTTGTACAATTTGCGCATCCGCCTTGTCACTACTAGGCACCCATGCGCTTTCTTTAATCTTATTATCCACAGGAATGATCTCTATTTTTCCTACAGGTTGACGTGTATTATGATCCTCACGATAAACTGTTGCGATACTGCTATAAATATTATCAACTCCACGCAGACTACTATTGATGTTAGTGATTAGCTGATCTATTTTAGCATTACGTTTCTTATCAGTCATGCCCTGCCAATCGCTGTATCTTATTTCAAAATAAGATTCAGGAATTAGGATGTGATACTTCAAACGAAGCTGATTGTGCTGCATGCTACTGATGATTTTGGGAACGGATGCACTAACATCTATCCATCCATCTTTTGCAAAAAGCCCAAGCCATAATGGACGGGCGTAGTAATCTGTGCCAGGCGTTGGAAAATAACTATGCCAAGCAAATTTCCAGCCTGTGATTTTATTCAAGAAATCATCTTCATTTACCCAGTCAAATAGCTGAATGCTTTTTATTTGCTTTGATGTTGGCACATAACCATCTGCAAACCTAGGACTGTAGTATAAGTTTTCAATTGCCCCCGTCTTTTTGTTTTGAACGCTTAGACGGCTAAATTCTGCCTTCTTATGGTAGATTCCTGTGATCTGATTCCTTGCATTATTGAAAATCATTTCACTAAAGCAGTTCATGTAAAATCTATAATCAATCAATTGGGCAGGAAGCCAATTGGTGGCAATTCTATTCTTCGAAAGAAATGATTCTATTTTAGGTGTGAATGCCCGTGACACTTTTGGACCATCTTGCAACTCTCTATTGTTGTAATAGGCGATTCCATTTCCATACATCATTTGTACCAGCTGGTATATTGCTCTACCAGCCATTGGTACGCTGTATAGTTTTTCTCTTATTGTAGTAGGCAAACAATCATCTTCACCCCAAGGTGCCCAATCATACCCAGACGTTTTCTCATAAGGCAATATACCTACAGTCTCCTGCGGGCTGCTGTCAACTTTTGGTCGTCTTGATGTGCCTGTGCCAGCATTCATTTTAACATCGTAAAATGATGCACTAGGCAGTATGCACTTCGTTACTCCTCCATCTTCTACAATATGCGCTGTGATGTATTTACCTTCCATATTTAGGGCATGACACTTTCGCCATTGAATTTAATGATTAGAGGAATGTGTAATGTTCTGATTTGATCAACAGGGTGGCCATCAACAAGCACCTGCACGTTTCGGGTGTGCTTTTTCTTCTTAGGAGCTCGTTTTTTTTCATTAGATGTTAGTGGTCTGCTGTTCAATTTATCGTTCAAAACAACCGCTTGGATTCTTTTAACATCGCCGCCTGTCCTACGGTTTTCATCAAATGTGATGTACTCGCAAGTAAATGGCTTACCATTATTCATGGCATCTAACATGGTTCTGAATGTAAACATAGTAGCAAGATAGATGCTTAATAGATGCTTAGAAAGGACATCCTTATCTTGCTCGGCGCTTGTTTTTATATTCTGCTATTTTTCGTTCATCTTCGAGAAAGCTTAAATAGGTCAATCCGTGTTGATATGGTTGACTGCCAACGACCTTTAGATTGACTACACCACCTGATAAATTTAGCAAGATTCCACCCCAGCCATAATCGTTTCCTATTTTTTCCAAGTTGGATGCTTCTTTTTTGAAGACATTAGGATGGCCATCAATGATTTGGTTTCTGCAACTGGCAAACCAAAAAAACAAGATGCTTTTAATGAATGCTGGCCACTTATTTATTATAGGAATACGTCGATCAACTGTCGTTTCGTAATCTTGATAAGGAAGCCGCCTGTCTCCATTATAATCGCTTCTTATATTGTCCTTGGTTTTTGGCTTGGATGGTCGAAACAAAACAGCTAATAATTTATTTAGATGTGTTTCATCATGATCCTTTAGGTATCTTTCAAAAAGAGTAAAGGTTGTGCCCAGCTCATACAATGAAATATTTGATAATGAATTACCAGCACCGTATAAGTATTTCTTCTTTTTGTTCCGCCTGTAGGCAATTCTAGGATAAGGGTTTCGAGTTAAACCCAACTCAACCTCTTCATTTTCATTGAATAGAAAATTAGTGACTGCGTAGGATACTTTCTTTAGTTCGTCTTCAAAAATCAATTCACCGAACTGTTCACAATCATTTTTCCATTTCACTAGGAAATCATCATCTATCTTTAGCAGGTATTTTGCTAATTCTATTCTCACAAAATGCGGTATTTCTTCTTTTGTGAAAACAAATGCCGGCACACTTTCTACAATAAACTGATAAACAGTCAATAACTCAGTATGAGTGAGGTCGTTCCACGAATCAGGAAGGAAGCGTTTAATGTTATTTATTTCTACTTTCATAATTTCACAAATACTACTTCTGCTAATCCTATTCCTTTTGTACTTACTTTGAATTTGACTGATTTCACTATGCCTGTAAACTCGCCAAACTCGTTATACACCTTCTTTACAATGTGATCCCAGCTTCTTAATGCTAGGATTTCAGTAATAGGTAGATTCATTATTTTAGTGATGGTCTGGCCTTTTAATGTCATTTTTATATAGTCTGACCAAAACGAATAGAGCCCTCCTTCTTCATCCCAGCTTAATGAATATTCACCAACAATATCCTGTTCGAAGTTATGACGGCCATGGGTCGCTAATGCATAAGGTTGGCCTCGGCTATCATTGTGCTTTCCTCTATAAAACAAAAGCCTAAATGATGTTTTTGTAGAGCTGTCAAACGCCTGGCTTATACCTGATTCGGAAGTATATGGAGTGGTCCAGGACCTTATATCAAAGGGTGCTGGATTATAATTATCACGATCAGACCTATCGTATAATGTAAAGAATCCTGTGATAAATTCCTCAGCATCTATTCCACCATCGATGCGCTCCAACTGTCCTTCTATTCCTGTTTCGTCATCAGGCTTTTCGTAATCCAATGTGAAATTTTGACTTTCTTCTATTTGATTATCATATTCAGGATCGGCATAATTCGTCCAGTCTTGTGGCCTCGCCTTCAATAATGGTCTTATTAATTGAAATCGAAGCACTCCATTTCGGTAAGTAAGAAAAGCGCAAAATGTGTTGATAATTCTCGTTAGAAGCTCCTGTACAGTTGCCTGAGGTAGATGGTTTTGTATATGAATAGTTGAATCAACAATACGTATTTGTCCAACACCTACGTCTTTTATTGGCTTAATTAACTTTGTCCATAGTTTTTCAGCAGGTTTATTTGTCCAAATAACCAATTCATCTTTGAGTTCTTGAATATTCCAAAGACTTCCGTCTAGGTATATATTAAAATAGGACGCGATTTGTTCAAGAACATAATACAGCCTAGGAAAAGGTAAAACAGTTGTTTCCCATCTTAAAGGATCACCACTAAACTGATAACCAGGCAGCAGGTTTATTTCTCCTACGTAGTTAGGATAATTGGCATAGCCACTAAATAGGGCGTTTTCGCCATCGTATAGTTTCGGTACATAAGTAACAGGAAATCTTAAGCTATCTTCAAAGACACCTGTTTCTACTATTGATTCTACATCATCAGCGACACGTTCTTCATCAGCTTCTCGCTCTTTAACGGTCATCAACTCAACAGTTGGTCCAATTGGATCACTGAAGGATATTTGAATATCAATATATTCTACATCTGTAATACAATGGATGATGATTCCATCAAATCCACCGACTGGAGGTGCCTGGGGTAGAAGAACTTTTGAGCAGAGTCCTGGATAAATAACGTTTATTTCATCTACGAATGGCTGTAGGTTGCTTTTGAGACCTGTGTAAACAATGTCATCTATTTTAATAGCAACAGAAACAGCAGGGTTTTGAGCGTCTGGAAAAGTGCCTCCCAAGGTGATATCAGGGCAATAATCTTCTGTTAGTTTTACAGGCATTTCGATGTCCTGAAGTTGTACAGTACGAAGATCATTGAGCAGGTTAATTGCTTTATTTTGAAAGGTGACGCTGATGTCTTTAGATGTGCTTCCATTGATGATTAATATACCTTCCTCGAATGTGTTTCGAGCAATGAAAAGCGTTGCAGGTATTTTATTGTTAGTGACAACATCTATCCTATTTGCAAAGGATAATGCCAACACATTATTGGGTGTACTAGGCAATGTAAAAGGGTAACTGTAAATACGCTCCATGCCTTCTCTGTCGAATATTGGATTTTCCATGCTAATAGTTAGCGTAGTTTTATCACCAAAATCCAAAAATGTATCTATGACTTTTAAGGCGAGCATATTTTACTTTTTGTAAGTGCCAACAACACTTCTTTTAATCCTATCAATTTGACGCTGACGCATCCAGTTTAACGCATTTTGTAGGCTTGTAATAACCAATGCGCCTTCCCTACTAGGAACTAAACTGTCTTTGAATTGCAAATCTGAAATCATTGCAGAAATAAGATGCTCATGAAGTGTACCTTCTCTTTTTTCAACATCTTCGTCTTTTAGCTTACTACCTCTCACAAATTTAAGGTCAATAAAATTTGATGTTCTTTCAATGCCCTTTCCATCTACAACTTTATAGCAAGGCAGTTTATAGTGAGTGCCTTTTTCAGTCACTTCAAAATCTTCTTTTAGTTCAATTTTCATATTATCGAATATTTATAAAAACGTATAAGTAAGGTGAAATCCTATTGCCTGAGCAATGTACAAGACAATAAATGAAGCTATCCAAAAAGTAAACATTATATATTTTTTATGCTTTTTTCCTTTATAATGTATGTTACCCATAAAAATAAAAATGATAGCGAACTTCAATAAGGTGTTATATAGCATTTTGAAGAGATGCCAAGCGTCAGTTGTCCAAACGAAAAATGTTTTTGCTCCAAAATACTTCTCCTTTAGAGGCTTTATCAAAAGCCCTTCTGAGTCTACTTTGTATTTATTTTCCCAGCTTATTGCTGGATTCCAATATTGTGCATTCCATTCTTGCTTGGCAGGTATGCTAGCTGAATAATGGAATTGAATCGAGTCCATAAAACCGTTACATATTCCTGCTAATACAACAAATAAGGTAATAATTAATACTTTTTTACTCATAAATTTATTTTTCTAGCTTTAAAAAAACGAGTGGTGAAATTGTAAAAACTATATCCATCCACGACCAAAAGCTATTAAGCCATAACACATCAGCCGCTTCTTTTCCTAAGGCCACAAAGATTATAATCATAAATGTGGTTGGTTGATTAAGTCTCTTAAGTACTAGCACCAAAACAGCACCAACAATTAAATGCCGCAAATAGCCATTTGGGTCACTTGGCCAGTAACCCAATGGACTAATCATACCACCTTATTTTTACTTTTTCACCGCCTGTGAATGCTGTGTTGAATGTGATTATGCCTGTTGATGCGACGTAGGTGTAGTATTCTGCTGCGCCTTCTGTTTTTTCTAGTCCGTCAACTGTTAATACTAGGTTTGCGCTTGCGCTTGGGAGTTTGCTGTTTGCTGTTGTATATGTTGTTTGTGCTGCGGTGGCTGTGAAGGTTTCTTGATTCCAAATCGGGGCGCTGTACGAATATGGGTGAACTACTGTTATATCGACATTTGAATCAGTTGCTGTTTGATTGCTATATGTACCATTTATTCTAGCCGTAGCTCCAGGTACACTAGATTGAATTGCAAGTTGACCTGATTGTAATTTCAAATAGCTGGTTATTAAATCTGGTGAGCCTTCTGCGTTTGTTATAAGTATAGCACAAGTATCCGTCTTTACATCTATAAAGCTATTTGATATGAAAACCCCACTAGTTTCATCAACTATTATTGCAGGGGTATTCTCACATTCTATTGTTGCGTTTTTAATAATATAGGTCATTTGTTCTGACGTTACACTATTGTCATTCTTATTAGAAAACAAAGGTGAGTCTTTTATAAAAAAATTGCCTGTTAAAACCATCTTGTTTCCTAAGTACTCTGGTCTACGTACAGAATAACCGTTACTAAATCTTATCCCATCTAGTCTCGCATTCTTAATATCGAATAAGAACGTACTATTTATACATTTTCTTGATGGATTAGAGTAATTACCGCGAACGAAAAAATCCTGAGAACCAGGTGTTGTTTTCCTCACATTCAGGTTATCACAAGTGAGCGAAAACAAAGCGTCTACCATGTATATATTATCAATTGAGTAGGCAGTTTGGTCTACATTTAACGTTCCGAATTTTAATTGGATGCTACCACCTTTAACGGAGGGGTATGCAAAAGTTAAACTTGAACGAGGCCAATCCGAAGTGTTAAACGTTATTTTCAAATCGTTTGTTATCGTATCATTTGTCCAACCTCGAATGAACCAAACATTTTCTAGTTTCAGATAATCCCCACTCAGATTAAACTCTTTAAATCCTCCAACCGTCCATGCGGTATTGAAAGAAGAAGAAGAACTTCCTACTAAAAAACTATCTACTTCTACTGTAAACCTAGTATCAGATTGTTTTCCAGAAGGCCCGACTTTTCCTAGAGAGGACCCAGTGTAAAGGGAATAATCTATCGTCGCTTTCCCTAGAAATTTTATCGTCACCCCAACTGTGTCGTAAAACATAGGAATAGCGGCAGAAGTAGCCAAATTAGTGTATCTTACTCCTTTGGCATTAATATAGGTTAGATTTTTCGTAGACATCAAACTAGATGCCATTTTATCTCCAGAAGGAAACAATATGTTACCAATTGAACTGCCTACAATATCCATTAGGAAATCCCCATCTAGGATAACAATTATATCATTTAAAACCGCCGAATCTCTTGCTGCCCATGGGTCAGCCCATGTACGCCCTAAGTCTCCTTTCGTAGCTGTAATATTATTGCCGAAACGTTGGGATACGTATAGAAAATCACTTACAGATATTTCTTTTAACGATAGCTCATCCAAAGCAGTTTTTACAGTTTCTGAAATCAAATTGCCGTCACTATTATCGTACCCAACATTAACAGCCTCCATGTCTGAACGCCTCATAACGTCATTACTGCTTTGAATTACATTTTGTGCGTCAGGAAAAATGTAATGCTCGATATTAAATCCATCGTTCAATAGAAAATCACCTGAAGAGTTTTCAGATATAGTCCAAACAGAATTGTCTGAATTTGTATTTGCAAAACGTAAGAAACCTAGGTTAGTCAAAAATGCAGCATTTGCATTTGAACCTGTTGCTAGGACTTGTTCTATATTTTGCGAACTATTTGATATTCCTGTTTCCAATTCCTGCAAAGCATTCTTAACGGTTGTGTTATCACTGATTGTACTACCTGTAAAAGTCCCTAAATCTGTCGAAAAATAAGGTACACCCTCTAAGGTGTAATTGTTCGCTAGTGCTTGATCTAACACGTTTATATTGCTGAATGCTTCGTTTAGTGCTGTTTCTACGTTGTCGCCTGTTATTAAGCCTGCTGTGTCTTCCACAGGAACATCAGCTGCATCTTGTATTTCATTAAGGGGGTCATTGTCTAATACAGTAAAGCTAAGCGTTCCTAATATGTCATCATAAACCACCGATAATCCGTTGTGTGGACTGCTCGTAATTAAGTTTGATACAATGTCTTCTACATTTTCAGAGCTAAGGGAATTGATTTCAACCACATCAACCCATTGGTTATCTATCCTATCCCAAACATACACCTTTTTTAGATTAATTGAGTAAGAGACCTCAACTCCTCGTGGAGGGTTTGCGTCAGTTGTTGGTGCATCTTGAAAATACCAAATACCTGAACTTTTAATTGGTGATTGCGAAAATGCTGAAATAGAAAACATCAGCATAAAAAATAGTAATAAATTTTTCATAATTAAATTATTCGTTTTTTAATTGTTCCTTCAGTTGCACCTTCTTCATGTGCTATGCCTACTTCATAATATTCTCCTACTCCTACTCCTCCTGCCGCAGCAAATGCATCGCTTGTAAAAGGAGAAGCTCCTTTCACTTGGATGAATCCTTGTTGCTCAAAAAAAGACATAAGTAAACTTATATCAAACCTATAATTTGTAGGTGATTCACTATTCTTTCTGCGCTGTGTGTACAACTGTGTTTCTTCATCAATTGTAGGAATGATTGGATACAGATGTGTTTTTGCCATGTCTTATTGTTGTTCCCAAGGAATGCCTGAGTTAGTTAACCAAAAACCATCATTATCTTCTTCCCAAAATCCAGTTGGTAATGGTGGCATTAGATTGCTATAGTGAACAAGTTGCAATGCTGGTTCTGCTAATATTATATGGCTATTTAGATTTCTTTTAGTACTAGTTATATCTATCTTATTTCCTATGATTTTCAATGGGACATAGCCCTTGTCGCTTATTTCGTATACTTTTCGATGAATGTAGATTTCCTGTATAAATTCCATCTCGTTAGTACTCAAATAACCAGTATTGTACTTAAACCTATTTACCCAATCTGATCGATAGCTATAATTCGCGGCTATCGTACTCGTATAACCTGGTTTAAGTGTTTGTTCTGCATCATTAGTAATAGACTCCATGCTTTTGCCTAAATCACCTGTGCATCGTAATAACTCAGGAGTGTAAAAGCTATTCAAATATTGTAAATACCTTACCTCTTCATAATACTTACGATCAACATTTATTTTAACAATTGGTGATATCGGTGTTACTTGCTGCCCTTGCTCTACCCAATCAAAGTGATTAATCATTTGTATTGTGTAGTAGGCCGTATTTGACGAGATAGAAAGCTGCCTGGCACCAATCGGCAGCAAAACAATCCTGCCTGATAGTACTGAATATTGGTCATCATCAAATAGAACTTTGGTAATAATTGGATTTTGATCAGTATCGTTGTATTCTTTTACTTCTAGCAATATACCTATCTCCAATGCATTGTAATTATAATAAGGCATCCATTCAGGTTGATATTCATCGACTGTGCGCTTAAGACCTTTCCAAGAAATGAATGATGTTTCTTCAATAATTGAGCCTAAATAATCCTGATTGTCTGCAAATATATTGTAAGAAATACCGCCTACTATTGCTGATGATTCAGGTTCTATCAATACATCTCCAAATCCAATTTGCGGTTCTGCTAATATTTCATATATTCTCAGGTAATAATTCCTATTAGTATTTAGCCTTTTGGGAAAGTCATCACTCCAGTTTGGTACAAGCAAATCAAGTAACTGATCTTTTATGCCTGCATCAAGAACATTGCTAATATCAAACCTAACCTTACTGTCGCTACTAGGAATCTCCTCTAGCATTCCTATTTTGTTATACACTCCTGAATCTAATGAATCTTCTAAGAAGATGTCAAGAAACACCCTATATTCACTAGGAACTGTAGTTGTAGGAATTGTTACATTTGCAACGGTAGTATTAGCGATCATATTTACATCCCAAGTAACCATCCATTCGGGTGATTGATCTATTGCTTCTGCTACTAATTGAACACCCATTCCTATGTCAGTTGCATATACTTTTAGTCTGCTATTTACCTGTGGATGTGCTTGTATCTTTTCTGCTACAGCAGTCCAGTATGCAACATCAGAGGGATATACGACTGTGTTGTCAGGAATACCATTTGTGCTACTATCAGGTGTAGGTGTCGTGATAAAATTCACATTAAAATCAAGACCAGATGGTTCCGTGTATAATATCTGAATAGTCTTACCTGCCTGAAGCCTGAAATATCCATTTGTAATCATGTTAGAATAAACTCCCCTCCATTGAAGTGCATCACCTGACCCTTCTGTACAGGCAATCGTGACAACCATAGGGTTGCCAGTAAGGCTTGGACTTGCTGGTCGTGAGAGTACACTAATCATATTAAAAAGGAGTTTGTCCGCCATCGAGCCAAGCAGGGGCTTGTGCATCTGCCAGGCATACCCTGAAGTAGTTATTCCAACTGATAATCGTTCTATATCCACAGTAGCTTGCATCACCTGTGAACCGTATTGGTTGCACGTTGATACTCATTGCCTTGCTGTAGCTATTGCACCATAATGGATGGCCTAGCTGGCTATCATTTATTATTCGTTCAATGAATTCGTCATTGGATTTCTCTGCTTTATTGAGTGCTTCATAGTATTGCTCTTCTGTGGCCTGTCTGTTGCCGTAGTAGTGCGCCAACACCCAGCCGCCAGTGCATCCTTTCATATCATCTGACCCTATTAGACCTACATTATAGGTGTAGTTGATGAGGCGAAATATGTAACTCTTTTCCTTCACACTAATCCTCATATCTCCAAAGCTATCCTCTATATCTATCATACCAAAGACTTCTTTGTCTGCTGTGTGCAGCAGGTCAGGGTGCTGTTCAGTCAGGTACTTGAAGTAGTTTTGATATACATCTGCTTGTAACATGATTACAAGGTATGCAGGTAGGTGTGATGTTGAAAGGACAGCATTGAGAGCAGCGACTGCATATATCCCTATTTTTGCCCAAAGACGCGCGCTTATAGCGACAGGCGCAGCAGGTTAAATCTGTAAGCGAATGTTAAAAATAAGACTTAAATATTCGCATTAATAACATTATCAACAATATACATATTGAATAAAACACTAATTAAAAACCGACATATCAGGGAGTGTATGGGATGAATAGTGTAACATCCTGTAAAACATACCATGTATAGGGCTATCATTTGAATCGCTTAAGTCGGTTGCGTATTGGCGTTGTATTTTACTGCTTTTTTCACTGCTCTTGTCTTTTTTTATTTCACCATTACGTCCAATCTTTACTTTTGCAAATCGCATGGACAACCAACACTCTGGAGCATTTTGTTTATTAATTCGATATCTGGGTAATTGGATATTATCTCCACGAAGGATAGCTTCCCATAATAAATGTTTTTCTGAATGCATTGGATTGTTCTTTGTACTGGTCATCAAATGAACTTCCCAACCAAATTCACGTAATAATTTCCTGGCCTGTTCTGCACGAGTTATTCTAGTGTTTCCTGTACGGTGGTTTCCTGATCCATCGTACCACAGGTATATGGTTTTGCACGAATCCTTATGATACTGGTAGTAATTATTAAAATCTCTAATTAAATCATCTTGTATTTTTTGATCTTCTCCTAGAACAAACATGGACTTAATTGTTCTGTATTCTTTGATACTTCGCAGGTGCTGATTAACAGTTAAGCAATTGATAGCTGCACCCCAATCTACACCTAGAATCAGAGGAACTTTTGCAACTAGATCAGTGTCTTTTCGGCAATCGTTTCCTGACAAAACATTATCATGAAAATCAAAAGAAGAGGTGTCATTTGAATAAGCGTGTATGTCAGTATCCAGCTGGGCATAAAACATATTCTTAGTAAACTTAGGTCTTATGTTTTCATACTCTGCTTTATAGACCCACTCTGCGTAAGCATCACGCCTTGCTTCTTTTAAGAATCCGTCACGAAGATTGTGTTTGTTGTATTCAGATGTAGCAGAAATGAATGTAATGTACTGCGGATCTGCAAGAGCTTTTTCTTCGTACTCTACAAACCACATTCCTTCAGGTGTCAGAGGCGTACTACTTGTGTAGAATTTTGACCCAAAAAAATGAGAATGTTCTAAAGCTTGCTTTCTTGTTCCTCTTAATGTTGGGTCTGTGTTTTCTTGTAATTTTCTAGGATCAAGCATTGCAGCCTCATCTCCATCGATCCAGTCTGTGTTTAAACCGCGGCCGTCACCTGCCACATCCTGACTAATAAGATGAACGCCCATTCCATTCCAAAATGTGATATAGTGGTTGTATTTTTCGGGTGGTTGATAGGCAACGCCCCAACTTCTACGCCATGATCTTGGTGGTGACTTTCCTATGAAATAATGTAAGTCTTTATAAATTCCAAACATTTCTAATCCCTGGACCAAACTAGGAATAATCCTAGTAAGTGAGAACGTGTAAGAAGGACTAATGAATAGGCCAGTACTACGTGGCATTTCTTTTAACTTCTTATTCCACCTGATCCCCCTCATTGTTGTTTTTCCTGTTCCTCGCCCCCATTCAAGCAGTAGCATTTTCGACTTAGAAATAGAGGCCATCATTTGAGGGAGGTTCAATTCCACCTTTTTATATTCATTATTTACTTGACGTAGAAGTGTCTCATAATCACTTTTATCCTGATCATGAAGACTTGATATTGCTAGATTTATTTGTTCGCTAATCTTTGACATCCTCAAATGGTATTTCTTCTAATTCTATAACAGGAGCTTTGTTTAGATTTATATGCCCTTGTGATAATAGATTTATTATTTGTTGCTCCATGCCTTCAGGTAAGGCAGTAACAATAAGGCTTGGTTGTATTTTGTCAAACTGCGGTGTTTCGCCTGGATCATCACCAATGGCCTTTACTAGAGCTTGCTGTGCTTTTATCATGGTGGACACTTGCTGCTTGTCTAGTGCCATTTGATAGGCTGTCTTTGCCATCTCTACAGCAATATGTTGCTCAATGGTTCTGTTTATTTTATTGTATGCACCGAAGACGCGCTCGGTATCTCGTTCTAAAGAATATTGCGCAGCATAAGTAAGATGATACAGCTCTTGAATAGTCCTACGAATGAAGGTCTTAGGATGCCCTTCAGTCATCAAATGATATACTTTCATCATTTGCTCCATATAGGTCTCTTCTGCAAAGGTCATTTCATCCTTTCGAAGCTGTCCATTTAGGTAATCACTGACTGCATCTGCTCTACTTCTCTTCATTTATAAGTTAAGTTCTTCTTTTATTGTGACCATTTCTGATTTTTTTGCGGCCATTTCTGATTCGTACTTTTCCTGTTCAGTCGATTCCAGTTCCCCGCCTTTTATCCAGCCATTGATTTTACTGATGCGCTTGCGTAGATTTTCGTACTTCCTTAATTTGGCAACTGTATCTGCTACTATTCGTTCTTTTCCAGCGACGGGAATACTTCCATTTATTTGCCATTCCCTGATGGCACCATATACTTCATCCAACTCAGGTTCTATCTTGGTCATCAGTTGCTTGGCTAACTGATATAATTTTACTTTAAATTTTGTAGGGTTCTCTGTATTGGCATAAGCTTTCATTTGCCCATGAATATCGCTCTCTAGTCCTTTAAGGTGCTTACCTCTTTGTCTAAGCGAAAGAATTGCCGTTGGTTCATTGTCTGTATCTGAATCGTATTGTTTCTTTTTGTATTTTGATTTTAAATTTCCTGAAACAATTATCAACGATCCTCTTAGTCGGTCGTAAGTGTCTGGTGCAATAAAATCCTGATAAGCAGCTTGTTCAAACTCGCTTAAATATTGTGAAAGCCCTGCTTTTTTATAGAGCTCTAGCCCCATTTTAAAGCCCCCTTCGGTCTTTAACCACAATTCAATTTGATCTTTCAAAATGACAGGACATTTAGGTTGCAAGAAAATTAAAAAAAATGGCAGAAACATCGCTGCTACTGCCATTCAATCTTCCCTATTGTTTGAAAATTATTTGCCTTTTGAAGGAGGATCAGCCTTAGCATCTTTACGTGCCAGTTTTTTAAAACCTCTTTGGATAAGGCTATCTGCCTGAGCAGGCGTTAATGTTTTAAGGTTTACAATTCCGAATTTTCCAAAATTCTGACGCGTACCACCTAACCATCCAACTAGTTTGAACTCCTTAGATAGCTCTTGGCTTAATACTGCATTATTGTTACTCATATTACTACATTGAAAAGTTGAATGAAACTAGATTGATTACGGGTTTGGAGTGATATTAATACCATGCGTGTCAGCATTATACAAAAGTGAAGAATAGCCCGTATTGGCCATTGCACTCATTTCATATCCTACTTTGTCGCCTCCGCTGCCACCAGTGTATGGTTTGATAAAAACAGGGTTATCTAAATCGCCTACAACATGAAAACTACCATCTTGAGTTGGAATTATAGCAATAAGGCAACCGCTATGTGCAGTAAGGGCATCAAGGTTTTCTTGTTGAATGGCTTTGTTTCCAAGAAGGAAAAAATCAACTTCCTGAATATGTTTCAATGATCCAATTTCACCCTCACCTATTTCACGTAATTGACCCGTATCAACTAAGATGTCCATTGATCGCCAATAGCCAACTCCTGATGTGGCAACAAAAGCAAATGGTTCATCATATATTTTCGTGTCTCCTGGGGCCGCTACTGCGGGTGCAATAACTAGATCTGCACGAGTAGCAGGCATACTTTGCAGCTCCTCTTTGAGTGTCCAGTATAATTTTGATTTAGTGCCAGGTGGTCGTTTTTCGCCACAAGCAAGCAGCATATCATTTAAACTCATATTTATGTATTAATTGAAATTTTATAATAAATTCAAACGCCTAGCAAGAGCAGACTAATCTGCTCCTACTGGCACCAACCAGCCAACATTCTTTGCAGCACAAGCTGACAAGAAAGCCACCGCTTTTTTCTTGTCCCAATCTTCAAGGATTGAGTTGTTTTCAGCTTCTTCTTCAGATAATTTGCCTTTCGATGCAAGGCTCAATAAAGCAGAACTTTCTACAATATCGCCATTATCAAGTCGGATGAAAGGATGGCCATCTTTTACTTTCAAGGATTTCTTGATAGCTTTACCTCCTTTTATAGGGATAATCGTAACAGTCACTTCACCAGTTGTTTTATGCAATGGTTTCTTTCCTGTTTGGTATTCTTTGTGAACAGCCGCTATCCTTTTAGCTGATTCATCACCAAGTCGAGAAATGTCTTTTTTCAAGTTATAATTTTCTTCTTGGAGTGCTTTGATTTCTTCAGTAGTCATTTTATTGATGTTATGTTGACAAAAAAGGTTAATCAGTACTACGCCTGATCATTCACAAATGTGTGCAAGCAGGTCTCGAAGTTGAAGAAACGGTAAATTTCTGCAAACACTTTCAACTGACGATCAAACTCCTGAAAACGAAACTGGAAGTAATCTGGGAAGCCTTTACGCTTTCCAACAATCATACTTTCATGGTTATCAAAAGTGCAAATCATACGATCACTACCTTCCATTGCTGTACGGCCTATAATCATTTTATTAAAATGATCTACTTTGAGGTACAAATTATCTTGCTGTTCTTCATTCACTTTACGAGTTGGGTGTAAAACTTGATAACGATCAGCATATTTTTGAGCATTCGTCTTGCTCATTTCAATCTTACCTTTTTTGTACCTGTAAGCCATTGGCAACGCTTTACAAAAGTCTCTAACTTGTGTAACCATCGTTGCCTCCACAAGAGCACCTGTATTGATAGGAACAAGTCGGCCATCACTAATGTGAGTAGTGATTTGTGTTCCTAGGCCATCAAATGACTGTAAAACAGTACCAGGTACTCCAGCGACAGGGTTAACACGAACGCCTGAGTAACTCGCCTGATTCAGTTCTTCACCCAGTTGAGGAAGAACATGTGCGCCCATGATGTAACCAGCATAAGTGCTTTTTATTTCGGCAGGGTTTGGCGTAAACCAGTTGCATTTCCACTTATTGAAAAAGTTTTCCAATTGTTCAGCAGTAAACAACAAATCGACTTTCGCAACCTGCAATGAACTGTCGATACCATCGAAGCTTTCTGTGTTATTAGGAGTGAAAGTTGATTGATAAGGCTGCAATAAAGAGCTTATTCCAACCTCTTGTCCTGTGTAAGAATGGTCAACACTTACACTTGGTAAGTCTTTATCAAATTCAAGCTCTTGCTTGACAGTTTGAGAAATCTTATTGCTGTACTTGGTACAGAATTGATTGAGGCCAGCTGCCGTTCCAGCTATGGTTACAGTATGAGGCATTGTTTACCTGTTTTAATTTTTTAAAATGTCGTTGCCTGTAATTCCTTTTAATTAATCTATTATTATGAAATGATAACAGAATCAATTGCAGCCGTTGCCGCCTCTAATTCGTCCAGTTCTTTAAATTCGGATTCTTTTTTCCCAGCGATTGGATCAATAGGGTCGCCTTCGCTATGTGGTCGTGTTGGACCAGCTCCTGGCTTTCCTCCAATTCTATCGAGTTCAGTTTCATTCAATGCAACTTTATCAGAAAGTTTTGTAAGATCATTAGACATTTCAGTCATCTTAGTAGAAAGGTCTCCTAAGTTTCTTTGAATGGCCTCCAGTTTGTCTTCTTCAACAGGAATTTCACTTTCTAATACCATTCTTTTTTCAATTTTCGATAGTTCATCTTCTCGTAAGAATGCACCGCCATCTTGTAATTGTAACTTGTAACCTAAAACTGCTTCAATACGTGTCATATTAGTTGAAATATTTTGCTGACTTGAATTGTTAGCCAACTTATTTACTTGATTAATTGCTTCATTGAATGTCATTATACCATCAATCAATCCTAAATTGATTGCTTCTTTTGACATATATACTTTACCTTTGAATACATCACTTTCGTGAATATTCGGTCGCATTTCCTTTACTGTGTTAATGAATCTTTGTGCATAAGGATTTAAAAATCCTTTCTTTATCAATTCGTACTCTCCGTCTCTAGCTTTTATAAAATCATCGTTTTTCAATGTACTTTGGTCTGCATATACTTCGTGTAAGGTGATGCCTTGTTCTTCATAAAGTTTTCGCAAATCCATGAAGCTTATCATCACACCAATACTTCCAACAACATCTGTTTGCTCACTTGCATAAATTTCATCTGCCGCAATGGATATATAGTAAGCAGCACTAGCACAAGTGCCGTTATACAAAGCGACAATAGGCTTCGTTATTTCTAATTTTAAATAACGAACAACCGTTTCAAGGTTTGTTCCTTGTCCTCCTCCGCTATCAATTTCTAATAAGTGACCTAATATATTTGATTGCTGGTCAGCCTTCTTCATTTGTTTCATTAAGGATTCAGTTCCATAATTACACCAACCATCATATTTCGTGATCGGACCAGTAATCGGGAATACAGCTACACTTCCACTCGGCGCATTCGCAAAATTTGAATAAGAAGTCTGCATATTAGAATGATAGGCGAATGGTGTTTTACCTTTTTCACTATCTGCAAAGTTTACATCTTCACCTTTTGCCATACGAAGTACCTTTGGCAACCAAGCATCTTTGGTTGCTGGGTCAACCATCCATGGTTCATTTAGTACTGCTCTTAGTAAATTCATGCTTGCAATTTCTTATCTATTAGTAACCTATGAAAGGACACCCCCTAAAGTGTTGGCTTATAACCATACATTGGATGTGGGATTTTTGCTGACCATTCTATGTCATATCTGTTTTTACTACCATCTATCGCAGCCTGATATTGAAATGATAATGGAGCGTCTAAAGAGCCTATGATCCAAGGTGTGCCTTCCTTAGAAGTGATTCTTAGCAAAAAACGATGACGAGACATTTCTGCTAGCGTTCCTGTTGATACAGGATTCATTTTAAGCGTTCTACCTGCGGCCTGTACTTCCCAGTAGGAGCCAGCAGCGGAAGGTTTACTATTTTCTTTTACTAGATCACCAAATGGGATAATTGGCGTTTTCAACCATCCTCCCTGAATAAAAGGTATCTCATATTGCCAATTGTGGATAGAATTGATTAACTTGTTGTAAGCTTCTCTATCTATCCAAGCAATTGGAGCGTATTCAATAGATTTTATTCCTGGTAAAACGCGACCACAGAATGCTGCTAATTCGATCATAACACAAGATTAGGTTTAATAACATAACAAAAAAAGGACAGCCCCTTACTAAAGTAAGAGGCCGTGCATTTACAAAACAACGGTTAAAATAAATCAACTAATAAGGATACCAGCTGATATTTTACTTTTTCGATAACGCTGAATGCCTTTTTTTAATGCATCGAAACTGATGTCATCAACGATATCTAATTCATGTATAAAAATCTTAATGGTATCAGCCTCATTGATTTTAATAGCTGAATTTGCTTCAATTCTATCCATTAATATTTCTCTGAGGTGATTCCTTAAGAAGGAATTAAAGAGTCTTATGTTTTCTGCACTTAGGAAACATCTTCGTGTTCCGTTGAGCCGCCTTTCGTTTATCGCGAAATAAAGGCGATCATCATACTCTTTGAATTCTTCATTTGGTCGCGGATCTGCCCTTATTTTACCTTCTAGTAATGAGCCTAGAAATAACCCGATGCAACCGTAACCTGTTAACATTAAGACACCTTCTTCAGGAAGTTGCTCTCGCCAAATTGCAAACTTACGTAAGTAGGTGATCGTAGGAATCGAACTTTTTATAATCATCTGGTGCATTTTGCACCCCTGAGCTTCACTTAGGTACTAGGAGCGACCATGCGAGGTCGCTCTTTTTTCTATGCTGCTTTGTTCAGACGATCAGAAAGTTCAACCAGTTCTCCTTCTTTATTGAAGATAAAACTAATCTCTTGATAAATCTCTCTACCTGTTCCTACTAGATCTAAACCGTCAATTATAAGTTGGTAAATTCGAGGAATCGTACTGATAGCCTGTTCAATCAGCATTTCAGTAGTGTCGTTTTCCAAATCAAACTCTTTGCTGAAGTGTTCGTAAATTTGCTGGCTTTCCTCTTGACTCACATCTTTGAGTTCTTTTAAGGCATCTTTTGCAATATCTACAATGTTGCCATATCTAGTTAGACTAAATACGATTTCAACTAACCGAATCCAGTTCTTGGTTCGGATAATTGTTAACACATCTACCAGAAAGGTGATGATTACTGTAAGGACAAGTTTGATGTTGTCAATACCTAATTCACCATTCTTTTGATAAACGATTCTCAGCGGTGACAATTTTTTGTGACGTAGTTGGTACATGACTTGTGTGTTAAGTTATTAAATACTTGAACCACAAGTTCGCACCAATTGGCTACTCACGAAAGGACACTACTTTGTATGTTAGTATGCGAAATTACCTCTAAAGCTCTGAGCTTGCTGATGTGAAAAGACACCCCTTCGGGACCAGGGGCGCAAGCTCAAGAGTAAATATAAGAAAAATGTATATAAAATAAAATATATCTTTTATATTTCTATTAATTTGATTATAAATTGTCGACACAAAAAATGGATTCTTGTGTCGACCTGTTTTGATTTAACGCTGGTTATTTAGGATCGCAAATGCAATTATTTTTTTGTTTGCGGCATTTCCCGCAAAATTTTATCCCTTTTTTGTTTCCTGACCCAATTCTGGAACCTCCCAACCCTTTTCCTTTTGGGTAGAGTTCTTGAAGTTTATTCTTCCATGCGGAAGAATATTCTACGTTCATCATTTCTGCGAATTTTTTGGCTGTTAGGTCTTTTTTTATGTAGTATCTCAAGATACTACTTTCATTCTCTATCATCCAGTTCGGCACTGAGCCGTAACTGGATAGTTTTCTCCTTAGCTTCATAATTCTTTTTCTATTATGCCGCGAAGCAGCTCTAATGCCTCACGGTTTGTTATTTCTTCTCCTGCACTTGCAATAGTGCTAAGAAGAAGAATTTTAAAATTCTTCGGAAGTACTTCAAGTGTACTTCCTGTGAAGTCGACAATTTTTTCGAGTTCACTTATTTTTTTCAGGAGCGCATACTTATGGTGCGTCCTATGGTTTTTTCTTCCTAAAGCCGTAGATATTAACGACTGCGGTTTTAGATATTTAATGTATTTTTCTGCTTTCATAATTCCGTTTTTCATTCCCATTCTATTTCTGGGGCCATGTTCCCCCTATCTAATTCAGGGTCAGATAGGAAGGCCTCGACTTCCCATTTTTCTGAATCAGAATTTAAATGACCATTTGTTTCTTCAAACCCATTGGTGTAATAATTACCATCAGGGTTTCTGCCCCTAATGGTCTTTTTTTCCATATCAACTACATACCATTTCTGGTATGTAGGTTCATATGAGAAATGGAACATATATATCTCCTCGTTCAATTCTTCAATTGAAGAATTGAACATTTGTTCAAATTCTTCTTCCTTAATGCCTACGATCTCGCATATATCTGTCTCCAAAATTGGGCGAGATCTAAATTCGATCTCGTCATTATAATACAAATTCATAATAGTATGTGTGTTTTTGTTATTAATTATACACAAATATACATACTTTTATGTTATTGTGCAAGTTTTTGTCCATAAAAAAACATAAAAATATACAGATTACGCGCTTTTGGCTTTATTAAACGCATTTATTATTTTTTCTTCATAACTACTACCTCTTCCATATTTCTTCCGTATAGCCTCTATTGTTTCACTCAAATTGCCTGTAAAGCACCATAAGGAAACAACCCATCCTTTTTCTTTGTGATGCCACAAATAGATATCTCTATTTGAATTACCTGCATTACTTTCAATAGGAGTAATTCCTGTATCTTTCAAATTAAGAGAACCGCCGACTGTAAGATTGTCGGGAAAATCTATTATTTCTGATAATTTCATAATCCTATGTTTTGGTTATTAATTAAAATAAGGTTAATTCATTAGCCTGCACATATTCATGTAATCTTGCAAGGCTTTTGTTATACATTTCTTCATTCTTCTCAATGCCCATGTACTCCAGTCCAGCAGCTTCGTAAGCAATTAGACTTGATGCTGACCCTACATGAGTATCTAATATTGTATCACCTGCGTTCGTGTAACGCATCACAAGCCACTTGTATAGATTGACAGGCTTTTGTGTTTGATGTATCTTTTTTTCATTCAATTTCTTGTTTCCTTGCTGACGATGCCCCTCCTTAATCGACTTTCCCTGCATCATTCCATTCCACATATACCGAAAAAGTCGCGTGGAATTATGCTTTGTGCAACTCGCAATTTCACAATCTGAAAAAGAAGACTGACCATTACACTTATCCCATATTATTCTGCCAGGCACATTACCTGAAAATTCAAAATAATTAATACCCCATATTATCTGGTCTTTTGATACCCGACAAAGCTCCTTATAGTATTCGTTTGTAGGAATTTCATCCCCCCAATCAAGTATCATATAGCGTTTTCGTTTTACCTTTTTTGCAGAAATATCGCTACCGTAGAAACCTCTTTTGTCGGGTCCAACAAAATAAGGAGGATCAACAATCGCAATGGAAAAATGATTATCAGGAAAATGCTTCAATACATTCCTCCAGTCGTCGTTTATGTATTCACCGTTAAGTTTCATTCATTTATATTTTTTTCAAATTCGTGTATCGCCGTAAAAATATGTAAAGCCACTTGTGGTACTATTGCATTACCTCCTACTTTGATGCTTTCTGATCTCCACTTAGAAAAGGTAATAGCGTCCAGTCTGGTTCGTTCACCCCGTCGACGTATCTGTCGACTTTTTTAGAAGTTTTTTGTTCGTAGTCGTTTAAAAAAATAATCATAATTTTGTTGTTTTTAAAAAAGTAATAATTTGTTTTTGATCGATATTTGTTCTTTGGTGAATTTTTCTCCTCCTGTGCCCCTCTTAAACACACCTCGCTTGACACGAATTAAAAGCTTTGAATTACACATTCTCGAAAGGATATCTCCTATGTGCTTATTTGAATTATATAAATACCAGCCGCCAAAGCGATTAACGATTTGTGACTTTGTCTTTTCTGTATCAGCGATATATTCTAGTATCGCTCTTTGATGTTGTGTGAGTGCCATTCGACTGTTTTGTTGGTTATAATCCGCACTAAGGGTAACATTATCTATATTCCATATTTGCTGAAAAGCAAATCCGATAACATAGATTTACCGTTGTGTTATTTCAAAAAGGTATTTACCCCATTGCTGACCAATTGCGTCAGCTAATCCTTTAGGTGTTAGGCTTCTTTCTTTACTTTTTCCTTTGCCCATCATTGCAAATTTTGAGTATTTGCTTTTACCTGATTTATTCTTCTTAGAATTACAAAGAATGTACTCAGGTTCTACATGTGTTTTCGTTGCAAATAGATCGTTTTCTTTCGAATGAAAAAGTCTAGGTAAATTCTTCAACCAAAAGCAAGTTGATTTGCTGTAGGCATCCCCAAAGAAATAAGGATGAACTATCTGATCCGGCTTTCTGTACAATGTCGACATAATGCCAACTGGATTCTCTATTGCTATAATGCCAATTGGTGCATTTACCAGCTTCATAAAAAAATCAATTCCTTTCTGCTGCCTGCCATCTTTTCTTTTTTGTTCAAACCAAGCAGCTCCGGACACAGCTAAGTGTGTGCAGGGTGGAAAAGCAATCATCGCATCCCATCCATCATTTAGAATTTCTAAAACATCACCTTGGTAATGCTTACCAGGCGTTTCGCTAGGAAGAATATCACAACTGGTAGCATGATGTCCAGCGCGTGTAAAGGCATCCCTTACAACTCCTGAATACTCACATGCTACTAATATTTTCATATTCTTTTTAATCCTGCGTTATTAAAGATTTCAAAATAGCATAGGTTCTATTTCGATAAATAAAACCTATACTATTTCAAGTTGTAATTTTTATTATCGGTCTTCAAAGACCATGCACAGTACGCATACTGACAATATTCCGAGTATAATCATTGTGTTCAATTTTTAAAGGTGACTGGCGCATTAAAGGTGACTGGCGCATTAAAGGTGATATTGCTACCACTTGGTTTTTCGTTCTTTTTATGCTTTGGCAGCCTTCTATATTTTGGTCGCACAGTACTTGCTACTTCTTTTACTATGCTAGCAATAACAACAGCTATTACCACTACAGCACCTACCACCAATGTACCTGCAAGTACTAATGTAGGGCGCACAATAACTTTGTATGCCTGTGCACCTACCTCCTTGCTAACCTCTACGCTATTCACAATCCTCACCATTACGCTCTTTTCTACCTTTGCATCCTCAATTGGTCCAGCTAATGGATTGGGTCTTCTGATTTCTTTATGCTGATATTGATTCATTGTTTTGTAATTGCAAGGGAAGTTGTATGCTTCCCTTAATGAATTGGATGTCGAGTAAATCAACTGGCATTTTGCCTTTGTACTTATATCGACTTTGATTATCAATCTTGTTGTAGGCTTCTTGTAATGAATTGGCGTATATTACTCGATATGCCTGTGAGCCATTTAGTTGAAAGATGTAAACCATTTGATTTTGATTTTTTAGGCTTTTTGACATCGTACTTGATGCCTACCTGCCCGTGAACTTCTCTTAGATAATATTCCCTATTCTCATCATCCTGTATCTTATTGTGTCGTTCAATTTCAAGTACTCGAATAAGTACTGCTTTACGCTCCTGATACTCTTCCCATGACTCTGTAGGATTGTCTTTATCGCGAAAAAGGATAATGACTACCTGTACATCTTTTTCGTTTCCTGATTTTATAAGCCAGTCTTTATGTTCTTTTGCTCTTTTATAGACAAATCTGTCCGTTTCATTTTCTGAAAACTCATAGATATTCAGTAATCGTAGTCCGTACCACTTTATTTTTTTCCTGTAATCGTACAGGAGGTAGATAATTATTGCGAGTGGAACACCTATCACAAATGAATAGAATGCAATGATGATTCCCTGAGTGGCCATTAGTAGCCCTAATAAGGCAAATGTGATGATGATTGAAGTTTTCATGTCGTTGTTTTGTTATAAGTTACCACTACTTACCACCCAATTACCATAGGAAATTGGCAAGTAATACCGATGTAACTTGTTGATTATCAATAAAAAGATGGTAACTTACCATTACTTACCACCCTTGTTTAGTAAACCCCTCCCCCACCAATTTAAATAGGGGAGGAGGCCTTGTTGAATAAGGCCCAATATTTCTTTATGGTGCTGAAACTGTACCCCCACTTTCCAATATACCTATCTACACATTGCTGAATTGAATCTCCACACGCCCACCATACCTTTAGCTCCTCTCCTTTGTCCAATTTCATACCTTCAGTTGTAGTCATGTATTCAATTTCTTCTTCCGTTAAAATAGGTGATCTTTCTAATGTGTCCGTTTGAGTATTCTCCGCATTTAGGTTTTGCCAAGATGGAATCCCGTTTTCGTCAGTCGTGAATAATTCCAGCCAACCTGTCCGAGGTTTTGGCGTTACATTACTGGGTAATGAAACACCTTTTGCTACTATCCGTTGATTGTCCGTTTTTGTTGGCAGGTGAACCTGCTTTCGTCCGTCTCTTTCAGGATCATATCCTACAAGAAAATTAAGTAGTCTGTTCATGGCTTGTCATTTTGCTTATGGAATAATAAAACGGACAATCCAGCGGTAGCCATTGGTATACCTGTTGATATCAAACCCTGGCTTATCATATCGTTCCATGTCCGAAAAGAATCTGTTGCTGCTCCGTGCAAAATTATTTGAAAAACAGTAAAAACTACTATCCATGTTATCGCATGATTAGTCTCCCAGCTTTTTCGTGGTATTTTACTTAGCGTATAGGCATTTTGAAGGGCTGCATAAGCGACGATAGCACCCGCAATAAAATAAAACACTTGTATAATTAGTCCTAGTCCTACTACCTCCTTTGCTATTACCGACATCGCAACACCATCTATCAGGCAAATAAGCCCAAGCATTGTTAAAAATAAATACTGATTCTCGAAAACTATTGATTGAGGGTTTTTTTTGGTTTGTCCGCTTGGACGCATCTTGTCCGCTTGGCTGTCCGTTGTCCGCTTGGACGCATCTTGTCCGCTTGGCTGTCCGTTGTCCGCTTGGACGCATCTTGTCCGCTTGGCTGTCCGATTCTTCATTCGACTGAAATTCGTTGTAATCCTGTCCGTTTCAGAACTGTCTGTTTCCTGTCCGATCGATTCAGCTAATTTGTAATCACTATCGTCCGAACTGAGTCCGCTTTCAAATCCATTGTTTTCAAAAAACTCAAGGATGATATTAGCCTGATGCTTGGTAATATTGCTTCCTGTTTGTGAGTATTTTTCAGCGATTTTATTTATCTGATAATCAAGCAACTCATGCTTCCGGTTAAATCTTCCTGGCACTACCTTCCACCGCTTGATGGATTTGCGCAAAGAATCAATCGAAGGCAGCCTTAAGAAATCTGCGAGCTGCTGCGGATCGGTTGGTAAATCTTGTTTTTTCATTGTAATTGTCATAACACACATTTTTATTTTCTAATTTGACTAGATCTAGATCTAGAAGTAGGTTATCTTTTGATGTAGATATCCTATAATCTTGTTTCTTATAACATCGGCCTGATCTCTCATAGTTGTGTAGAATAATAGCCTTTTGAATGCTATTGCTTCTGCTGCGGTAAGGTTATATTTACCCGATTTTATAAGGGTTATTTTTTTGAAATTCTTTTCAAAGAAACTCATCAACACACATTGTTCTAATGCTGTATCGTTGGTAATCGGGTTCTCCATCGTCATTATTATGAAACCGCAAAAGAATTGATTCTCCATATCCGACAGTTTCAGTTTTATTTTATTTGAAACTGGCAGGAGGACGGTTTCTAATGCTAATGCCTTATCATTCATAACACATCGATTTACTATCAAAATCGAATTGTAAAAAACAGAATTCCTTTGGAAGCTGTGTAATAGATAGAACCACTATCATAATAGCCCCAGGGTTTCGTTTTTTGATTATATCATGTAATTCATCAACGAGAGGGAAAGGAGAGAAGTCATACTGGAAGTTTCCAAAAATCTGATTCCCATCCTCA